ATAAAGTCCCGAAATATCCAGGCTTTGTTAGAGTGGTTACGACTTGCAATGGCGGTGATGTCATACTGAATGACAGACCTAATCCAAGCATTAATCATACTTTACCTCAAGACAAGCTGGCACAAACTTTTCTCTATAATAGATTTCCTTTTACTCTAACACCTTCAACAAAAGATCCGGTATCCCCTTGGGGTTATTCGGCAATAGAACAGTTGGAACAAATCAATATTGAGATAGATAAATGTATGAGCCAATTAAATTACATGAAAGACCGCATGGCTCGATCTCCATTGATTAATCCAAAAGACACAATGATTCCGAATTCTGACTTTAGTAATGCGGCTCGTATTGTTAATCCAAAGAATAGTGTAGTTGCTAAAGCTATTCGTTTCATGGAAAGTCCACCTGTTCAAAATGATATTCAGCTTATCTTGAATGTATATCGTGAGCTTTTTGACAAGATAGCTGGAACCTTTGATCTTACTGATCCATCGGTAATGAAAGGTCGGCTTGCCTTTAAGACTGTTGCTGCTCTCTTAGAAAATACTCAAACTATGGTTAGAGGAAAAATCAGAAGCTATGGCCGCATGGTTCGAGATCGCGGCAGAATGTATATTTCTCATGTGCAAAATTGGTACACCGAAGAGCGTTTCTTTTTCCTGATAGAGAATGGCGTACCAACTCAAGGTAGTCTTATAGGAGCTGACTCTATTGTTCCAATTCACTTCCAGGTAGTAAGCGGCTCAACTATGCCCATGTCTAGGCTGCAGCAAAGAGAAGAAGCCTTGGAGTTATTCCAGGCTGGAGCCATAGGCATTAGGGAATTACTCGAAGCTCTCGAATGGCCGGATCGTGCTGAGATCGCAAGCAAGATGGAGATGGGCGTGGCTGGTCCACTCATTGAAAGAATGCAAGGTCTAGCAGTAGATCCCCGTGTGATTCAAACAGTACAGGAAGTATCTCAGATGGATGAAAGCACCTACAACGCATTACTGCAACAGGTCAAAGAGTTTCAGGGTGAACAAGCACAGGCAGGCGCTCAAGGCGGTCAAGGCGGTCAATGACTACCAGCTCCGACTCCTGGTGGTGGGGGAGAATTATAATGCCACTTTATGATTATGAATGTACTAACTGCAAGATTGAAATAGAGCTCACAACTGGCATGGATGAAGAACCACGTTGCGAGACATGCTACGGGAAATTGCGTAGGCTTATTACTATTGGATCTGGCGGAATCAAAAGATCCGATGCGCCGTGGATTCGTTCAGTAAATCATTATCTCAATGAGCCGGAATATCACGGGCAGATCGAAACCAGAGAGCAGGCCCGCGCTCATATTGAACGAGAGTATTCAGATCCACACCCAAGGGTACAGGCACTCAAGAAAGAATATCTTGAGAGATTTTAGGGGGATCTCATGCCTTCACCAAAAAAGGGAGAAAGCAGAAGTAAATTTGTGTCACGCTGCATTTCCACGATCCGCCATGAAGGTGATAAAAGGCCGACACGAGAAGTAGCGGGCCAATGTTTCGGCATGTACGATCATGCCGGAAAGAAAGGCGGGAAGAAAAATGGCTGATACTGAAGTGGCAGCCACGACCAAAGATAAAGTCGTTACCAAAAAAGCTGTTAAGCAGCAGCGCACAGATACTCCCTTACTTGATCGTGTTGGATTGGGAACGGGAGTAGCGGAAGCAGCATTTCAAGAAAGAGTTAAGAGCGATGTCGGCCCTGCATCCACGCAGCGTGATGTGTTGAAAGCTGCTGGCTTCACACCCGCACAAATCGAAGCATTTTTGAAGAAAAAAAATAAAGGGAAAGGGGGTAAAAAGTAATGCCGACGAGAAAGGCAATCGCCGCCATACCTAAGAAGTTGCCAATCAAAAAGAAGAAGAAGGCAAAACCAAAACTCATCACAAGTGAAGGCTTGCAGCGCAAAGAAGATGTGATGAAAGCTGCTGGTTTTTCAGCTCGGCACATTCAATCAGAAATGGAGAAAGCTATATTCGAGCGTGCCGAAAAAAGAAAGCGGCGAGAAGCTGCTGAGAAATTCGCTGCAGCGCCTTAAACATTAACCCATATTTTAGGACGTACCGCTACTCGAAAGGATAGCGGTTTTTTTATGTCTAAAGAAAGGAAAGTACGATGGAACACAATGATGAGTTAGACGCTAAAAGCCAGCGTGAAGATGATGCTGATGCTGGAGTCGGTCCGTCTATCGACGATCAAGGAACCCACGATCTCGACCTGGATGATTACGATCACCTTACCGAAGAAGATGATTCGGCTGACGAGCCGCTAAAAACGGAAGATGCAGTTGATGAGGAAGGGGATCTGACATCGGACGAGCCGGATGCAGATGATGAAGAGGAAGTGCCGCCTTTCCACGAGCACCCTAGATGGCAACAAATGTTGACTGAAAGGGATGAGCTCAAGAAAGAGGTCGAAGAGAAAGGCGGCACAATAGAGGATCAGGCAAAGGCAATTCAGCAATACGATAGGTACTTGCAAGCTGCAACAGCCTTTCAACAGCCTGCTCCAGCTCAACCTGATCCTGGGCTGGAGAAACTGCCCTTTGATGAAGTCCTGTCCATGTCGGATACCGAAATTTATGATGAGTTTCGGAATGATCCGAAAGGCTTTCTGCGGAATTTTGGTGCTAGAACCAAAGCAGAAGCCATGCAGGAATTCAGACAAGAAGCAGCATATCAGGCTCAAGAATCTGCTGTGGCGCAAGGGCTCGAATCATTTGCGGAAGAAAACCCTGATTTCATAAATATGGTTGAGACAGGGGAGATCGCAATGTATATCGAGCGCAACCCTATCCACAATGCCATTTCAGCCTATCACTCACTCAAATCATCGAGCAACCAAGGTCAAGATGAATCGGCAAGGGAAGAAACTGAGAAGCAAATCCGTGAAGATGAGCGCAAGAAAACCCTTGCATCAATTCAGGCCAAACAGAGTGCTACCGTTTTAGATGGTAGCTCTGGTACTGGCCCGCAAGCAGGGGCTTCTACTGCCATTGAACCTGAGTTGTCAGATACTCAGAAGCATGGCGGTAAGCGTTCTGTCTTGACTGAACGCCTGAAGCGATTACGCGAAAGGCTGTAAGGAGATAACCAAATGGCATTAACCAGGAGTGAGCTTGAATCTGTTACCAGAGATCACTTCATCACCGATGGCGGGAAAGCCTTCGATCAGTATTTTCTGTCGAATTGGCTGATCTTTAGGGCCATGAAAACCCCTAAGTATCGCCCCGCTGGTGGTAGGCAGATTAAGGTTCCTCTGACTTATGACCGCTTGACAGGTGGATCATTCGATGGCGCGGATCAGTTTGATATTGCCCGCAAGGACATCATCAACTCCGCCCTGTTCGATTGGAAACACTACTATGTCAACGTCACGATTATCTGGACAGAGGAACTGGAGAATGCGGGACCGGAAGAGGAAGTGGATATGGTCGTAACCAAACTGGAGAACGCACAGGAAACAATTCGTTGGGATCTGGCCGATGGTCTGTACTCAGATGGCACAGGCAATCTCAACAAAGACGTTGATGGCCTGGAAGCTCTCTTCGACACCACAACCTCAACCCCGTATGGCCAAATAGCTGAAGATGATATGAGTCGATGGAGTGCTGGTGTGACCACCACCACGGAGCCCATCACTTCGGCTGTTCTCAGGACCATGCGTACCGATGCCAAAGTCGGTGATGCGATGATGGATAAGCCTAACCTCATCGTAACAACTGATGCTCTGCTTGATAGCTGGCTGAATCAGCTCCAGACACAGCAACGCTTTGTGTCGTCCAGGGCTGCCAAGGCTGGTTTCGACGGTGTGTATATGCTGGATCAGGCTGAGATATTCTCCGATGGTAAATGCCCCGATGGTTTTGCCTATGCGATGAACGATAGGTTTTGGGGTTTTGCTGTGCATAAGAGCGGTATGTTTGTCAGGACAGCCTGGAAGGTTCCGACCAATCAGGCTACCAAGTCCATGCAGATCCTCTGGAAAGGCAACATGATCTGCACAAGGCGAAATGCTCATCGGAAGC